CGTGGGTTACGTCGATGTCAATCAGCTGCGCGGGCCGATCGAGACGCCGATGCCGCAAAAGTGGTACGTGCTGATGACGTTCCCCAACAAAGAAACAAGGGTGATGCGGACATTCAAGGATCGCAACATCAGCGCTTATCAGCCGGTCATTCGCAAAACGCGGATCATCAGGGGAAGGCGCATTGACAGCACAGCACCCTTGTTCGCCAGTCTGATCTTCATTCCCGATTTTCAGGCTCGCGCCGGCGGCGTCTTTGTCGATGGTGTCGATCGATATCTGAAATTCGGGAATTGCTTTCCGTATCTTCCGCAATGTGCTCCTCCGATCAAGCTCGCCGAGGAGGCGTGGCAAAGTCGCTACGTGAAAAAGGACGAAAAGCTGGTGCCCGATATGATCGGCATTCGTCAGCTCGAAGCAGTAGGCAATATTCCGGTCGCGCGGCGTCGCCGCCTTTACCGCATCGGACAGCTCGTTCGCGTGGTTGGCGGTCCGTTTGCGTCGTTCAATGGCATGATCGAGCGTCTTGACTCACAAGGCCGACTCACGGTCCTGCTAGACATCTTCTCGCGCCTGACTCCCGTTGAACTCGACGTGGGTCAGATCGTGGCGGCTTAGGTGTTGCGACCGCGCACTGAACGCCCCGAACGGAATTAGCTTCCGGCGTACCTGTCCTCGGCAAACACCGATTCACAGGGAATCGCGGACTACGTCTACAGCCCGGCCATCGCGCCGGGCTTTACCTTGTGGTGGAGCGCGCGCACACGCCGCTCGATTTGTTAGCTCGGATCAAGGTAAACTTGCTTGTACGACAGCTGCAAGTCTAGGGGATGACCCGTGTCAGAGACGCCAGTGACTGCTGGGCCGCAAGCGGACAAGCTCGAACTGAAAGACGTGCTGGTTCTGGTGCCGACGCTTGCTAGCATTATGGCCGTGCGCTGGCAAATCGCTCGGTTTCTGCCGTTCGGCGGTTTTCAGTACTTTAGCCTGACTGATCACCTTCTCGCTGCGCTTCAAGCCTTGCCGTTCGCAGCAACTATCGTTGGCTTCTTCGGACTCATATACGCTGGTAGTGTGGGTTACACTAGAAATGCTGCTAAACTCTCGGATGCACATAAGATCCGTGGTTTCGTAGCGTTTTCTGGAGCTTGCCTGGCGGGTTTACTCGTAGGGATAGTGTATGATTATGTACGAGGCGGATTTATACCCTTAAGCCCACTCATTGGAACAGGGATATTTCTCTTACTAATTTTCAATCGACTCGCTTTTCACTATCGACCGACTAGACTGGCGACCTACGTTGTCGGCGCCTGCGCTATTATCATTCTAACCATTGCGGCTGCTTTTGATTCTTCCTACGGAACGATACGCCATTCTTGGGCGCGCCGCTCAACGATCACTCTCAAGTCAGGTCCGGTTGAAGCTATCGTCCTAATGACCGGTGACCGAGGACTTCTACTCTACGATCCCGTCAACGACCGCGTAACCTATCGCCGCCTGGACGACATAGAGAGGATCGACTGGAAACGATCATTTCCTTGGCCACTGTTCTAGGAGGCCGAGCGTCCGCCGCGCTCCCGTCATCGGACTGAGCGCTTAGCTTGTTTCTCCGAGCCTGGTCGGCTGGAGCAATGCAGTCGGCCTCTTGCCGTTTGATTGGATGTCGACGCAGCCGCCTTGGAGAGCCTGGTACAAGACCGCGCGCTGGCAACGGTTGCGTTTGGAAATCTTCAAACGCGATCACTATAGGTGTCAATGCGGCTGCGGGCTGCTCGAGGGCGATACCTCGCAGCTCGTCGCCGATCACAAGATCCCGCATCGTGGTGACGAGCGGTTGTTCTGGGACGAGGGCAATCTGCAGACAATGCGCAAGCCGTGTCATGACGGCGATAAGCAGCGCGCCGAGCAGCAGTCCCTAAACCATCGTGGCGTTTGGTACTGAGGGGTGGGGGGTGGTCAAATCTCTGCCGCCTCGCGCTCCACGGACCGGCCCCTCTCTCATTCGCAGGTTTTTTTTCATGTCGGACAAAGTTTTGGACCTGTTCGGCGATCCTGTGCCGGCCAACTGGGGTGAGCGCGGTCGGCCGGAACATATCCCGACGCAGCAAAACCGGAATCGCGTCAGTCTCTTAGTCGCTCTCGGTTGGAACAACGCGCGGATTGCGGCTGCGCTGATGGTCACTCAACCGACCTTGCGGAAGCATTATTTTTCAGAGCTCAAATATCGCGACACGGCGCGCGACCGATTGGACGCAAACGTCGGTCTCAAGCTTTGGGAAGGGGTGATGTCCGGCAGCGTCAGCGCGATCCGCGAGTTCCGCGCTTTCCTCGAGCGCAACGATCTGATGACATATGGCCAGTCCGCCAAACCGCACGGCGAAAAGCCGAAGAAGCCAACGAAGCAAGCAAAGCTCGGAAAGAAGGAGGAAGCTCTGCTTGCGGCGCAGCAGCCCGATCTCAGGACGCCGCTCGGCGAACTGATGGCGCGACGTCAGCAGAGCTTCAACTGAACTCGATTGCTCAAATCATATCAATCTGCAATACCAAACAACTTCTCAAGCGTAGTGTCGCGCCGAGCCGCCTTTTCCGCCAAACGTCTAGTAACTGTGCGAACGAACGTCATGTAGTCGTGCGCAAAGCTCGCAAATCCACTTTCGTGAAACCAGTTTGCGTCAATTTGCGGCCCACTTCTGCTATTCGACTGGACTCGCGCCTTACATTCTCCCAAAGAGTCGATCTGAATTGTCAAACTCGTCGTTAAATCCGCCTTCGATTCTTTGGCGTATTGCTTTGCGACCGCACTCATTGCAATTCGATCTTGGCGTCGATACTTGCCGTACTTATCAGTGATGAACTTGAATTCCTTTGGAAATAGATGTCTCATCGCCCCGCGAACAGCAACGTTATCCTCACACAGAACGCGCGGTTGGCCGTCTTTTGGAAAATAGACCCGAATTTCGTTGCCGTTGCAAAATTTGTGAAGAAAGTCGACACCGGGCACTGTTCTATCGAAGTCAGACAGATATGACTCCGCTGCGGGTAATAAGTACTCAGTCTCTAGCAGATCGTCGTTCATGTCATGAAGCATCTTCATGACATTATCGGACCATCTGCTTGCTATCTTTTCAACAATAGGGCGAAAATGTTTCTTCGAGAGTCGAGAAACGCAATAAGCAACAAAAAATTCCTGAAAGGTTCTGTGGGTAAAAACCAAGTTGATTCCGTCTCGCTGAATGACGCAAACGGACTCTTGCAAATCTTTTAAGAACAGATCCTTGTTGAGTTTGACGTTCTCAATCTTTAGTCCCCGCAAAATGTATTTTTTGATTTCAGATTGAGTGAACTCAATCTTCGTATCAAAATACGATACGAGACAAAAATATGAGAAGTATTTTTTGAATACGTCGATTGAAAGCTTGCAATGCATATCCCTCTTGAACGTTTCCTTCATCGCGTCATGACGCGCGAAAAGGGTATCAAATGCTTGCTCATAAAAGAGATGCATCTTCTCCGGAATATCTGCAAATTGATTGAAGGTGAGAAGCATCAGTGTAGCCAGCAGCGGCGTCGAGAGAAAGCTTCTATGCTTATCGTACAGGTCAGAATTAATGCGGATCACAAACTTTCTTTTGGTAATTTTGTCGAACTTCAACTTTTGTACTAGTTTGACTACTTGCTTCTTCGTTAGTGGCAGAACTTCAAAATTAGAAAATGATTGCCACGAGTCGAAGACCTCATCCGGTCGTCCAGACACGACCATGATGCATTCGGGATTGTTCTTCGCGAGATCCAGAATCTGACGCTCTATGGCCGCTCGCTTCTCCTTGGCTATCTCGTCAAAGCCATCCAGGATGAAAACGAAGAGGCCGCTTGCGACGCCTTTGTCAAAAATTTCTCTCGGAACGTTCGAGTGCGAATCGACGATCGAATGGTAAATGAACGATAAGAGATCGTCTGTGCTGATCTCGTTTAGCCGACGAAGCTCGACGAAGATCGGAATTTGCCCTTGCGGGTTCTCAAAGAACGATATCCAGATGTACTTCGTAAAAATAGTTTTTCCGCCCCCGCCGGTGCCGGACACTATGACCCGCTTTCTTGCCCGAATTTCATCAATTGTTCGATAGTCGTCATATGTGCGGGCGCCACATTTGAGCTTCAGGTTCACATACTGGTTCAATAAATCAGCCGGCTCGTCGGGGTTGACGAGTGTCTTCAGTTTTGTGCAGCGGTCGTAGGTGACTGCGAGGTGAGGGCCGAAATTGGTAGTTAAGTTAAGCGCAACCTCCTTCAATGGTCCCGCTAGAGCACCGCTGAGCGATTTCGCGATTCGTCCGGCAAGTCCGAGCACTGCCTTCGTGGCAATTGGGGTTGCGGTGGTCTTTACAGCGGCAATCACTTCTGGAGAAAGAAGATCGGACGACATCATTTCCTCGAGCGCAAGCTTTGAAGGAATTGATGTTATTGCTTGAAGTTTGCGAGCGATGCAACTGTTGAGTGTAGTAAAAGCGCATGGAACAAGTGGCCGCCTGTGGATTTCGAGTTCATTCGGCGTGGCATCCGGTATGCAGGTGGGAGAATGTGCCGTCAGGGCGTCGGGACGGTTGAGCGAACCAAGCCGTTTGAGTTGCACTGCGAAGAGCTCGACGTTGCCTCGCAATGAACAGCGGGACGAAGGTTGGGCCTGCATCGGGACCTTAAGCGGGTGATTACGCTGCGAGGGATTTTTGCAATACGGCAGCAACTGCAAATACGACTATTGCGGCCACGCATCCTATCGCCTTCAGCGGGTGTTTATCACCTTCGTTCAGTGCCCACTGCGCTTTAACCACAAGCCAGGACAAGGGAACTATGGCTCGTATCACCAAAATACCCAGCGCAAAAAGAGGCAGCCACGCGAAAACGGCCGACGCGGGTAACGCCGATACTGTACTAAAATTCATAAACCCAAAATAACGCACTAGGTCGGCATATCGAGGATCTTCGATGTTAAACGTCGTCTTTGGCACTAACTGACGATGAAGGGAGTCCATGTGGACGCCGAAGAAGTACATCAACGTGAACATGCGAACAATCGTGCCCAGGGAAACCACGATCATCGCCAATACTGTCCCAGAAAGCAAAGCGAACGCTGGCCTATTGCCGCACCAGACGAGCCATGGTCTAACGATAAACAGTGACAAGTAGTCTAACAGTGCGTTCGTAACGAAAGTGACAGCAAAAATTTTTGCTAACAAAAACGAATCGTCGCTACTCTTTATCATTCGGATGATTATGCTGTTGCGCACTTCAAAGACGAAAAACGCGGTCACGATAAGTGTAAATAACGCGGACCTAAAGAACGCAGACCAGCGTAACAGCGGGTGAGTGTAGATGCGATCGAATATCTCTATCAACGATGCGGCAACGTCCTTGCTTCGCAGTTCTTTGAGTCTCATCGTGCTCGCAAGCGCAGCCTTTGCCTCGTTTGACGCGTTCGTATCCAGTCAGGAGAATAGCCAATAGGCAGCCGCAGCGTAAGCAAGTGCTGTGCCGTAGCCCGCAAGCTTCAGGAATTCGTCCATTGCTGTCGCGCTCCCGCGCAGTCTTTCAACTTTAACAGGCAACCGAGAATAGTAAATCCGGCTTTGCTCGCCGGTTCATGTCTCAGGTTGCCCCAAGCGAACCCAACGCTGGTCCGACCAGCCACTAACAGTCCACGCCCTTACCCCAATGTGGGATCTCAGCTGTATCGATTGGGAAGATCGCATCCGCGAGGGGCGGTCGCTGATCCCGGATTTGCCGTTGCTCGCGGACGAGGCGGACATGGCGGTTTCGTTCTATGACGAGCTGCAGCTGCCCGACGTGCCAGGCACGCCGAAAATGCGGACCGCGTCGGGGCAGTGGTTTCGCGACATTGTCCGCGCCTCGTTCGGTTCCTGGGATCCGGCCAATCGCGTCCGCTACATCCGCGACATCTTCGCGCTGGTGCCGAAAGAATCGTCAAAGACGACAAATTCCGCGGCGCTGATGATCGTCGCGATGCTGATGAATTTCCGGCCGCGTGCTCAAGCGTTGTTCGTCGGTCCGACGCAAGCGATCTCCGAGCGCGCTTATGAGCAGGCGGTCGGCATGATCGAGGAGTCCGCTGATCTGAAACGTCGTTTCCGGCCGCGCGATCACATCAAGACGATCGAGGACCTGGTCACGCATGCCGAGATGAAGGTTAAAACCTTCGGCCTCGACGTTCTGACCGGAGCGATGAGTCTGATCTTTGTGCTGCTCGACGAGCTGCACGTGCTCGGTAAAAATGCGCATACGGCGAAGGTGCTGCGGCAGATCCGCGGCGGCCTCGACAAGACGCCCGAAGGTCTGCTCTTGATCACGACGACGCAGAGCGACGACATTCCGGCCGGCGCATTCAAGAGCGAGCTCAAATTCGCGCGCAACGTCCGCGACGGCAAATATCGCGGGCGCGTCATTCGGCCGATGCTGCCAATCCTCTATGAATTTCCGCGCGACATCGCCGAGCTCACGCGAGAGGAGCGCGCCGCCGGCGAGCTCGAGCGTTGGAAGGATCCGGCAAATTGGCCGATGGTAATGCCGAACCTCGGCCGCTCGATCCATTTGCCGAGTCTGATCGCAGATTGGGAAAGCGAGCGCGAGAAGGGCGACGAGGCGATCAAGGTCTGGCTTCGCAGCATCTCAATATCGAGATTGGAATCGGCATCAACAACGAGGGTTGGCGCGGCGCCGATTTCTGGGAAGCCGCGGCCAACGATAACTTGACGCTCGAGGCGCTGCTCGACCGCAGCGAAGTCGTGACGATCGGGATCGACGGCGGCGGCCTCGACGATCTGCTCGGCCTGGCCGTCATCGGCCGCGACAAGAAAACGCGCGAATGGCTGGCCTGGTCGCGCGCCTGGTGCAATCCGAAGGTCCTCGAGCTCCGCAAGGACATCGCGGCGAATTTGCTTGATTTCAAGGAAGAGGGGACGCTGTCGATCGTTCCTGTCCCGGAAGATGTTGCAGAGCTCGCGGCGATCATCGCGCAGATCAACGCATCGGGTCTTCTGCCGGAAAAAAATGCGATCGGCCTCGATCCAAACAACGCCGCGGCCGTGATCGAGGCGCTCGCCGGCGCCAACATCCCGGACGAGATGATCCGCCGCCTCTTGCAGGGGCCCGCGCTCGCGCCGGCGCTTTATGGACTCGAGCGCAAGCTCTCGGATGGCACGTTCTGGCATGCCGGGCAGCTGATGATGTCCTGGGTTGTTAGCAACGCGAAAGTCGAGCAGCGCGGCAACCAGGTGATGGTCACAAAGCAGATTTCCGGCCGCGCAAAAATCGATCCGCTGATCGCGCTGTTTCAGGCCGCGATCCTGATGAGCTGGAATCCAACGGCCGGAATGCTTCTGACCGGCGCCGATATCTTGACGGTGGTTTGATGGCCATCTTTTCCAGCATCGGCGCTGCGCTCCGCAGCGTCGAATAAGCGATCACAACCGAGGCAGGAATAAAGCCGCAGGGCAGGGAAGTGGTGATGCTTGCGAGCCCCGCCCTGCGGCTAAACCAGGATACTGGAAACGCGGTTTAGGTGATCAAAATTCCCCCTGGCATGCAGTTCATAGAACGCATTTACGCGGCAGCAGTATCCGGGAATGTACGGGTGAGATGCATCATAATACCATTTTACGGCAAATTTTACCAATGAAATCAGCGTCAAGTTGCATTGATGTCGCACGGCAATTCGACTGTTGAAAAGTACGAAATCTTGACGGTGATTTGATGGGCATCCTTTCCGGCATCGGCGCTGCTCTGCGCCTGGTCGCTGACCAGTTGTAAGCGCCAAGCCGATGCCGTTTAGGTCTTGTGGTTCCAAGGCATGAGTTCGTCGATCTGGGAGATCGGCCACCTGTTGGCGATGCGCTCGAG